CTCGTTCCATTACATGCCTGTGCCATACAATATCGATTTCGAGTTGTACATCATTGTACGACACACCGATGATGGTCTTCAAATCTTGGAACAAATTCTTCCATACTTTACTCCGCATTTCACGATTACTGTTAAACCAAAAATCTTAAACGATACTCTGGAAAAGCAAGATATTCCAATCACTTTACAGAGTGTTTCTAGTGAAGAAAATTATGAAGGTGGTTTCGATGAAGGCCGAGTTACTATTCATACACTATCGTTCCAAGCAAAAACAAATATCTATGGTCCAGTAAGAGAAAATGGAGTTATCAAACTCTCCGAAGTTAACATTCTGGACTTGGATGCAGACCCGGCATTGCAGGACTTTAAAGCAGAAGTTAAAGCAAGACCGGCAATATTTGAAAAGGATACTGACGGTGACTATGTACTAGGAACAGACGGTAAGAGAATCGAGGAAGTAGATTACACCACAATTGAAATAGATGACGATTATGAAATTCTCATTAACATCAAGGAATGGCCTGATGATGAGGATTCAACAGACTTTGAGGACGTACAATGAGTGAAAAGAAATCAGTTAATGACAAGATTATGGAGGCCTTGGACTTGGCCTCTGAAATCAAAAGTGAACACACAGCACCGATTGAAGGTGAAGTTCTTGAGGGTGAAATCATTGAGGTGGAACAACCATCTAGTGACTTGGACAGTGATTATGACCAAGTTAGGACAAATCTAAAAAGTTTAATTGCACAAGGTCAAGTTGCCGTTGATGGCATCTTGAATATTGCATCTGAAGGTGAACAACCTAGAGCATATGAAGTTGCATCTCAATTACTCAAGAATCTGGTAGAAGCAAACAAAGAACTACTGGATGTTCATAAGCAAATTAAAGAAATTGAATCTAAAGACGACACACCAAAACAAGTCCATACACATAACTCACTTTACGTTGGTTCTACGAAAGAACTACAGAAGTTACTGGGTGGTCGAAAAATGAATAGTGATAATGATGATGACAAACGAGAAACCTGAAACATATCTCGGCAATCCGAATCTTAAAAAAGTAAATGTTGACATCCCCTATACTGAAGAACAGTTAGAGGAGTATGTTAAGTGTGCAAAAGACCCCATTTACTTTATTGAGAACTATATGAAAATTATTACACTGGACAAGGGACTTGCGCCATTTGTTCCGTGGGATTTTCAAAAAGAACTTCTAGAGACTGTACACAACAATCGATTCGTTATTTGCAAATATCCACGACAGACCGGCAAATCAACTACAGTTATCGGTTACATGTTGCACTATGTTCTTTTCACACCAGAAGTAAATGTTGCTATTCTTGCAAACAAGTTAGCAACTGCCAGAGAGTTGTTACATAGATTAAAGACGGGTTATGAGCAACTGCCCAAGTGGTTACAACAGGGTGTGGTTGAGTGGAACAAAGGTTCTATCTTCCTCGAAAACGGTTCAAAGATTATTGCATCTGCCACATCATCAAGTGCCGTTCGTGGTGGTTCGTTTAACATGATTTTTCTTGACGAATTTGCATACGTTCCACAGGGAGTTGCAGAGGAGTTCTTCAGTTCGGTTTATCCTACAATCTCGTCTGGTAAAAGCACAAAGGTATTGATTGTATCTACACCCAACGGCCTAAACATGTTCTATAAACTATGGACAGATGCACAAGAGAAACGAAATGAATATGTACCTGTTGAGGTCCACTGGTCACAAGTGCCAGGCAGAGATGACAAATGGAAAAAGCAAACGATTGCAAACACCTCTGCGGAGCAGTTCAAGGTTGAATTTGAATGTGACTTTATTGGTTCCCAGAATACGTTAATCGATTCCTCGAAACTAAAAACATTGGCATTCAAAACACCAGTCTACAAAACTGACGACGGCCTGAAACTGTACAAGAAACCCGAAAAGGGACACACTTACATGATTACGGCGGATGTGTCTCACGGAAAGGGAATGGATTACCATGCGTTTTCTATTATTGATATGACTAAACCGCCATATGAGGTAGTTGGTACTTTCAGAAATAATGACTTATCTCCTTTGTTGTACCCGAACATCATCAACTCAGTTGGTAAACAGTATAATGATGCATTCATATTGATTGAACTTAATGATATTGGTCATCAAGTGTCATACATTATGCATAATGAGTTTGAGTATGATAATCTTCTTACCATTTCTATTCGAGGAAGAAAAGGACAAACTCTAGACGCTGGTTTTGGCAGTGTTACTGATGTTCAACGGGGATTGAAGACTACGAAAGCAACAAAACGAGTGGGTTGTTCGATGCTAAAATCTATGGTAGAGGAAGACAAATTATTGGTTTCTGATTACGACACCATCCAAGAGTTTGCGTCATTTGTTGCAAAAAGAAATTCATACGAAGCAGACCATGGTCAAACAGACGATATGGTTATGACTTTGGTTATGTTTGGTTGGGTAACTTCTCAACCTTACTTCAAAGACCTAATGAACGTAGACCTTAGAAATAATATGTACAAGGACAAGATGGCAAAACTTGAAGAAGAAGTGGTGCCGTTCGGAATTATAGATAGTGGTGAAGATTCCGATATCGGTGAAAAGGATAGTAATGGAGATGTGTGGTTTAACGCCAAAGACGAAGATGAATCATCAGGTTCTTGGTTTTCTTGGTAATGTCTTGAAATTTTGATTCTTATATATATTGCGTAGACAAACGACTAAGTATACCCTTCAAACATACTTAAACTAAGGAGAAGAAACTATGGGATTCCAACTAAGTCCAGGCGTAAACGTCACTGAAACCGATTTGACTACCATCATTCCTGCCGTCGCTACTACAGCGGCCGCATTTGCTGGTAAGTTCCAATGGGGACCAGTTGACGAAATTACCCTAATCACAAAAGAAAATCAATTAAGAACCGTATTTGGTGGTCCAGTCGATGACAATGCAATCGATTGGTTTGTTGCTGCCAGTTTCCTTTCGTATGGAAACAACCTTCAGGTTGTTCGTACTCAGGGTGCTGGCATGGTCAACGCATCGGTGGACGAAAGCACGGATGGACTCATCAAAAACGAGGAAGATTATGTAAACCACACTGAATCAGTTCTTAACGGATTCGGCGAGTTTATTGCTAAGTATCCTGGCGAACTAGGTAACGCACTCTCTGTCGTTCTCATCGACAGTGATGATGGCGCTGGTACTGCTCTCGATGCGAACCGTGCAGGATTCCTTGCTGAGTTCGATGCCGCTCCTGGCACATCAGACAGAGCAGAGGCAATTACTGGTGCAAGCACTATTGATGATGAGATTCACATTCTCGTTCTCGATAAGACTGGTGCATGGACTGGTTCAAAGGACACCGTTCTTGAGAAGTTTGCCTTTGTTTCCAAAGCATCCAACGCAACTAAGCCCGATGGTACTTCAAACTACTACAAGGATGTTATCAACAAGGAATCCAAGTACATCTGGTGGGGTAAGCACGCCGATGAAGACGAAACTACCACAGGTGCCACTGCTTGGGGTTCTGAAATCACCGACACTGTTACTCAGTTCAAGCAACTAGATGACGCATTCCATCGATTTGATTTAACTGGTGGTGCCGCAGACCTTTCAAACACAGATGGTGATGATGCCATTGATGCATTCGAGACACACTTTGCAAACGCTAGTGTAACCGATGTTTCACTACTCATTACTGGCGACATGACTGCTGTTCAACAGCAAAGCATCGTTGATATTGCAGACGAAAGAAAAGACTGCATCGCATTCCTTTCTTGCCGCGAAGGTTCTGGCGCACATAGCGTAATCAACCTTGCAGACTGCACCACACACAAGAGTACTCTTGCTAGAAGTTCTTCATATGCAGTTCTTGACTCTGGTTGGAAGTACATGTACGACCGATACAACGATACTTACCGATACGTTCCACTAAACGGCGATATCGCTGGTTGTACTGTTCAGACAGATGAGACAAACGACCCTTGGTACTCCCCCGCAGGATTTACTCGCGGACGTATCCGTAACGTCGTTAAGTTACCATTTAACCCAAACAAGACAGAAAGAGATACGCTCTATAAGAATGGTATCAACCCTGTTTGCACCTTCGAGGGTGAAGGAACAGTTCTCTTCGGAGACAAGACTCTTCTCTCACGACCAAGTGCATTCGATAGAATCAACGTAAGAAGACTCTTTATCGTTCTTGAGAAGGCAATTGCAACTGCTGCCAAGTTCTCACTCTTCGAGTTCAACGATTTCTTCACTCGTCAACAATTCAAGAGCATGGTTGAACCATTCCTACGGGATGTTCAGTCACGCAGAGGTATTACAGACTTTAAGGTTGTCTGCGATGAGACAAACAACACTCCTGCTGTAATCGACTCTAACCGTTTCGTTGCCGATATCTTCATCAAACCAAACCGCGTCATCAACTTCATTCAGTTGAACTTCATCGCTACGCCAACTGGTTTGGATTTCGAGGAAATTGGTGGGTAATTCTAACTCAAACACCATACATACATTAGAGTTTCACTTACACTAAAAGGAGAAGAGTAAAATGGTAATGAAAGTATCAGACATCGCGGGTGTGTTCAAAGAAGGCGCCCGTCCAAACAGATTCAAGGTAACAATTACAGGCGCAAAGTCTTTACCGAACATGGAATTTCTTTGCCGCTCGGCAAACCAACCTGCTTCAACGCTAGGCGAAATTTCCGTACCTTATCAGGGTAGAGTTTACAAGATTCCAGGCGACAGAACTTTTGAAGACTGGACAGTAACCGTCTACAACGACAAGGACCACGCAATTCGTAAGCAACTCGAAGCATGGCACCGAGAAATGAATGAGTATGAGAACAACACATCCAGTGCTGCCATGGCAAGCATCATGTCCACTGGTACGGTTGAGCAGTTGGACCTTAATGGTTCAACTATTCACTCATACACAATCGGCGATTGTTGGCCTTCAGAGGTTGGTGCAATTGACCTTGCATGGGACAACAATGATGCCGTTGAAGAATTCACGGTAACTTGGAAGGTTCAGTTCATCAATCCCGGCACTTGATTCTCTTGATTAGATTGGAGAATCGATGAAAGTTGGAGATTTATACAGTCGATTAGGTCGAGGATTACAACCGAATAGGTTCCAGGTCACCATTACAGGTGCGCCTGGTTCCTTTTCGGAACTCCAATTCCTCTGCAAAGGCGCCCAACTCCCATCTTCAAATTTGGGAGAGGCGTCTATTCCTCACATGGGTCGAATCTATAAGGTTCCATGTGATAGGTCTTTTGAAGATATCACGTTAACGGTTCTCAATGACCAGTTTGGTTTAATCCGTCGAGCATTTGAAGGATGGCAAAAACAACTAAACGACTACATGGAAAACACTAGAGAAAGTGATACCTTTGCAGAATGTAAAATTGAACAACTGACACAAACAGAAGGACAACCTGCTCCGATGACATACAATCTCAAGGATGTATGGCCAGGAGAGATTAGTGCAGTAGATTTAGATTGGGCCGCTAACGATGCCGCCCAAGAATTTACAGTTACTTTAAAGTATCAACGATTAGAAATAGATAACGTGTGAAAACTTCCTACATATTATGTAACCACATAATAGGAGACTAAATGATGGCAGAACTATTCGGATTCCAATTCGGAAGAAAACAGAAACAAGAGAAAGAAGAAGTAGTTTCTTTCGTACCAAAAGACCACGATGACGGAGCAATCACTCTTGAGACCGGCGGGTTTTTTGGTCATTATATGGATTTAGACGGACGGGTTAAGAATGATATTCAACTTGTCCATAAGTATCGAGAGATGTCACTTCACCCAGAGTGTGAGTTGGCAATCGATGATATTATTAATGAATCAATTATCAACGACGACAACAAACAACCAGTAGATATCAATCTTGATGAAGTCTCCTATTCTGCCTCAGTTAAGAAAAGAATCTCAGAGGAGTTTGATGTGATTCTTGGAATGTTGAATTTCAAGAAAAAAGGATATGAGATTTTTAGACATTGGTACATTGACAGTAGGTTGTACTACCACATCATTCCACACAAGGATGTTAAAAAGGGCATTGCCGAGGTTCGTAGGATTGACCCAACACACATCAGGAAAATCCGTGAGGTCAAGAAAGACCAAAGAGTAAACAGAGAACAACCAATTACCATTGTAAAAGACACTGACGAATTTTACATCTACAACGATAAAGATGCCAAGTTTGGTTCTGCGCCACAAGCAGAACTTCGTGGTTTGAAGATTTCACCAGATGCAATTAACTATGTGCATTCTGGTCTTTTTGATTCCAGCAACAAACGGGTTATTGGATATCTTCACAAAGCAATCAAACCACTCAACCAACTTCGGATGATAGAAGATGCGGTGGTGATTTACAGAATTTCTCGCGCCCCCGAGCGCCGCATCTTCTACATCGACGTTGGTTCTCTTCCAAAGAATAAAGCAGAACAATACCTCCGCGACATCATGAATCGTTACAAGAATAAACTTGTTTACGATGCCAGCACTGGTGAAATCAGAGACGACAAAAAGCATATGTCCATGCTTGAAGATTACTGGTTGCCACGAAGAGATGGTGGCCGCGGTACGGAAATTTCAACTCTCGATGGTGGACAAAATCTCGGTGAGATGGAAGATGTCGAATACTTCAAGAAGAAACTATATCGGTCATTGAATGTTCCTGTTACCCGTCTTGAAGCAGACAACGGTTTCAATATGGGCCGAGCATCCGAAATCAACAGAGACGAACTTAAGTTCAACAAGTTTGTTCGTAAATTGCAGTCCCAGTTCTCTGCGTTGTTCAATAACTTCCTAAAGGTACAATTGATTGCCAAGGGTATCATTAAGGCAGACGAGTGGGAAATGTTAGAGCAACAAATTGCTTACGACTTCCTTGCTGACTCTGTGTTCTCTGAGTCTAAAGAGATTGAAAAACTGAAAGAGAGAATGGAAATTCTCCGAGACATCGGTGAGTACGAAGGTAAGTTCTACTCTACGAAGTGGATTCAGAAGAACATCCTCAGAATGTCTGACGAGGAAATCGAAACAGAGCAAACGCAAATCGAGCAAGAAAAGGCCGAGCGTGCAGAAGCAGGTGACGAGGAGGATATGGACTTCTAAATGGCAGTTACGGCAGCAAATATTGATTTCGTTTTAGAACGTCCTGCGAAGTTTCGTCAGGATGTTGCTATCACCGACGAATTTGGTGTCGTCCAAAGATATGATGAAACATTTCAAGGTGTAAGAAACCGAGAAAATGCCAAATATGCTTTAGTCATGTGGATTAGGGAATATAGAGACACGGGACCGTACCTTAACACTTTACCACCAACACAACTCGACAGTCATAGTTATTGTATTTGTGATTCTATAAATGACTTTGACTTTTTTGCATTTTTTGGAGATGACTTGCCTCCACAAGGTGTTGACTATCTCGGCAAACAACCATACATCCCACAAAATGGAACTCAGGGTCCTTCTTATGCAGGACCGACTCGATTGATTATGAAAGAGTGGTTAAATGATGAAGACTACGAAGCAAACAAACGAAGTGAGGATGCGTTTACATTTACAATCAGCATTCCACAGTTTGTCACAAACCGTATGAAAAAAGGTCGTTACTACTATGACGTTACTCTCCTTGAGAAGTATAGCAGATTTCAAAATTGGGATGCTGATGATGTTGGTTATATAAATAATGGTGAAAATTCTATTGCCGTTAAAGCAAAAAAACTCATGTACGGGAAATTTTTAGTGAAAGATAATGCAGTAGCATTTTGATATATACACAGGAGAAGTGAATGAATATTCTTGCAGGACAATACGATATCGAAGCACACCAGCACGAAACGCTGGATTTGTTTATTTCGTATGTCAGTGATAAAGATAAGGTTCAGGATTTTTCAGCAACTTATCCTGGCACCAACAATCAACAATATGCTTTGATTTTTCATGTAAGACCAAAACCATCAATGGACGTTGAAGACAATGATATTGTACTTGACAGTATCAATAGGTTTCAAATTTCAGAGTGGGAAGGTGCGGACGGCTCATTTGACGATAATTGGTTGGGTAAAAGTCCAGATTCTACTCCAACTGTTGGTCAAGCAGAATTGCATTTAACACCAGTGTCCGATGAATCTAATTTATCATCCACAACACTAACTATTAAGATTCCAAATGCCGTGATGCGTGAGATGGAACCAGGCAACTATTATTACTCTTTAGTTCTTGTCAAGAAGAGCAGTGATGCTATTGAATGGAACAATGTATTTACGGACGATGCATCTGCACAAGAAACAGATATTTTGATGACGGGTAAATTTAGAGTCATGTCTTCCATGAATAGAAACGTGGAGACTGAATAATGTCATACTTTATCGTAAGAAGACACAATCCTCTAGAAGTTGCACCTGCTGATGGCGAAGGAAGAATTAACCTACGTCAGAAAAGTACACAACTTGTAGATGTTATTCGTAGAATGAGAGAGCGAGAACCACAATCTTTAGGTTGTAGAGTTTTTGAAATCGGGACACGACCTGCATGTAATCCTTGCCCAGAGTGTCCAGACCAACCACCACCTCCACCGCCAACGACAATTATAGTTTCGG